GGTGCTACTGTTACAATTAATCCTTGGAATGATGGATCAGAAATTGTTGGTATTAATACTAGGGGTTGGGTTGGTAGTGGAACTACAGTAACATTATCACCTTCTTCTGGTTCAGTTGACGTAGTTTCATTCTTAATACATTATGCTGGTTCTAGTCCTGACAATGCAACTAGTTACAAAGTTTATGTAACCAAGAACGGTGGATTTACATTCCCATTACATGGTCAATAGATTATCACAATCCTTAATAAATAAATAAAAAGTTCTAAAAAATGGCCGCAATTATAACAGATCAAATAAGGATATTAAATGCAAAGAACTTTCTTGCTGGTGTAAGTACTGGTACTAATGCATATTATTCTTTTATTGGTCTGCCGAATCCTTCTAATATTCAATCTGATTGGGATACCAATCCTCCTTCACCAAAAGATAATTTTAGTGAAGAGGATGATTATTGGGATACAATGATTGCATTGAAAAAAATTAATTCTGAAGATGTTAGACAGGTTGTTACAAGAAGAGTTTGGACATCAGGAACAACTTATGATATGTATCGTAGTGATTATAGTAGATCTAATACTGCAAAAGTTTCGGGTGCAACAAATTTATATGCTTCCACATATTATGTTTTAAATAGTGATTATAGGGTTTATATTTGTCTTCATAATGGTATGGATCCAGATAACCCTAATGGTAGACCTTCATTAGATGAACCAACTTTTACGGATTTAGAACCCAAAAGTGCAGGTAGTAGTGGTGATGGTTATATTTGGAAGTATCTTTATACAATTAAACCAGGCGATATCGTAAAATTCGAATCAACAGATTTTATTCCAACCCCTCTCGATTGGTCAACAAGTACTGATAATGCTGCAGTAAGAGATAATGCAGTAGATGGATCAATTAAGATTGTGACAGTTACTGATCGTGGTGTTGGATTGGGTACTGCAAATAGCACTTATACAAGGGTTCCTATCAAAGGTGATGGAACTGGAGCAGAGTGTACTGTTGTAATTAATAATGATCAAAAAGTTGATACTGTTACTATTTCTGCTCAAGGACAAAATTATACTTATGCAAATATTGATTTAGAAGCAGGTGGAGTTCCTACAGGAACTACAAGACCAACTTTTGATGTTATCCAATCTCCTCCCGGAGGTCATGGAGCAGACATTTATAGAGAATTGGGTGCATATAATGTCCTTTTATATTCTAGAATTGAAAATGACATTGAGAATCCAGATTTTATAACAGGAAATCAAGTTGCAAGAATTGGGATTATTGAAAATCCTAAAGCAACAAGTGGATCACTATTATCGGCAGATAAAGCAAGTGCAACTGGTGCATTAAGGTTAACTGGAACTGGTTATAGTACAGCTGAATTTGATCCTGATGCATTCATTACCCAAACTGTATCAACTGCAACAACTGCAGTTGGAAGAGTTGTTAGTTATGATTCAAATACTGGTGTATTAAAATTCTGGCAAGACAGAACGATGGCTGGATTCAACACAGTTGGAACAGCACAAACTAATCCCTCATATGGATATGAATTACAAGAATTTACTAGTTCACCATCAACAGGTGGGACTTTGACTATTGTTCCTACTAGTGGTTCTAATTTAGCAATAGATACAGCCTTTACAGGTCTATCTACTGTAATAAATAGTCGTACATATTATCTTGGGCAAGAATTTACCAATGGCGTGGCTAACGCTGAGGTTAAAAAGTACTCAGGAAATATAATTTATGTTGATAATAGACCTTCAATAACTAGGTCTACCAATCAAAAAGAAGATATCAAAGTTATTTTGCAGTTCTAAAGTATTATGCCACAGCAAACGAACCTAAATGTAGCCCCATACTTTGACGACTTTGATGCTGCAGACGATTATCATAAGGTATTATTTAAGCCTGGATATCCAGTACAGGCAAGAGAATTAACTAATCTTCAATCTATACTACAAAATCAGATTGAAAAGTTTGGTCAACATTTTTTTAAAGAAGGTGCGAAAGTAATACCTGGAAATACAGGATATACTCAATTATACTATTGTATTCAATTACAAAATAATTTTCAAGGAATTCCTGTATCTGCTTATGTTGACCAATTAATAGGTACTAAAATTACTGGAGAGGCATCAGGAGTAACTGCAGTTGTTGATAAAGTTTTACTTGCTGATGATTCTGAAAGAAATAATCTTACACTTTATATCAATTATATAAAATCCAATATTAATAATAATACTACACAGACATTTTCTGATGGGGAAAATTTAACTACTAGTGTAACTATTAGTTCTGGATTGTTAGGAAATACAACTATTGCTGCTGGAAGTCCATTTGCTGTAACTATTGCAAATAACGCTGCTGCTACTGGATCTGCTTTCCAGATTCAAGAAGGTATATATTTTATTCGTGGTAATTTTGTTACTGTAGAAACAGAAACTCTTGTTTTAGATCAGTATACTAATAATCCAAGTTATAGAGTTGGATTAAATGTACAAGAGCGAATAATTACTGCTGATTTAGATGAAGAATTGAATGATAATTCTCAAGGATATAATAATTACGCTGCTCCTGGTGCTGATAGATTAAAAATTACAACTAGTCTTTTTAAGAAGTCTATAGATAATTTTGATGATGATAATTTTATAGAATTAGCAACAATTAATGATGGAGTTTTAAAAGCATCAACTAAAGCTGGGTTTGGTGTAGGTCCTAATGGTGGGGTATTTTATGAGGATCTGACCAATGTAATGGCCAGAAGAACTTATGCAGAGTCAGGAGATTATTATACTAAGCCTTTTGATGTTACTCCTTTAAACTCTTTAAATGATAATGTTGGAAATAGAGGACTATATCAGGAAGGTCAGTTTACTCCTGCGGGAGAAACTGCATCTGATGATTTATTAGTATATAAAATTTCACCAGGTAGAGCATTTATTCGTGGTTATGAGATTGAAACAACAAATCACACTATTTTAGATGCACCTAAAACAAGGACAGTTAATACGACTGAGAAACAGCAAATTATATACAATACTGGTCCAACTTTAAAATTAAATAATGTTTATGGATCACCTACAATAGGAATTGGTAATACTTATACAATAAGTCTTAGAGATCAAAGAGTTGGTGTTAATACTAGAACTGTAGCAGGAAATGAAATAGGGGTTGCCAGAGTTTATGATATGGCATTGGAGTCTGGATCATATGATTCAGCAAATCCACCTTTAAATGAATGGGATATTTCTCTTTATGATATCCAATTAGTATCTAATATTACAATAAATCAACCGGTTACTCTTTCTACTCCTACTTATATTAAAGGTGCTCATAGTGGAGCAACTGCATTTCTTAAAGATTCTGTTAGTGCTGGATTAGGATTAACTGTTTATGAACAAGAAGGAAGTTTTATTAAGAATGAAGCACTTATTTTTAATGGAGATCCAAATGGGAGAATTGCGATAGCAATTACTGCTGAAAGTTTAAAGAATGTAAAATCAATATTTGGAACTAATGATAAAACTGTAGGAACTGCTTCCACATTTGCTGCAGACGTAATGCAGTCAATAGAGTATCATGTTGGATTAGCAACTATTGGAGCAGCATTGCAGAGTGGTATTGCTACCATAACAGCTCCTGATCCTAATTTTGTTGGGATTGCAACAGTTAATGATCTTCTTTGTTGGGATGATCCTGCAATGGGACAATATCCAACATATGCAAGAGTTACAGCAGTTAATACTAATACTGTTGAAGTTGTAGGAGTTACTACTGTATCTGGATTTGTTAATGGTGGATTATCTACAAGTACTGCTAGTACAGAAGTACAAGACTTGAAGATATTACAAACAGAACTTCAAGCATCTTCTGATAATACTTTATATACAGAACTTCCTAAGACTTTTATTTCTGATGTTGATTTAACAGATGCGTCAATTTCAATTAGACAAACATATACTGTTAATATTACCAATAATAAATTAGCTTCTGCGGTTTCTTGTGGATCAAGTGAGACTTTTTTAGCATTTGATGAAGAAAGATATTCTTTAATAAGATCTGATGGTCAAACTGAATCTTTAACTCAATCGGATTTAGTTTTTACTGATGGGACTTCTTTACAAATTTATAATTTAGGAGCAAATGATACTGGTGCTACTCTTGTTACCACTGTTAAAAGATTAAAACCAAAAGCAAAAGATAAATTAAAGAATGCAGTTAATTCTATAACTGTTACTAAATCCACTACAGAAGGATCTGGTATTGGAACAACAACTTTCAATGATGGGTTAACTTATGGAAGTTATCCATATGGAACTAATGTTCAAGATGAAATGATATCTTTGAATACTCCAGATGTTATTGAAATTCATGGAATTTTTGAATCTTCTGATACTGGAGATGCATCTGCACCTAAGATGACTCTTTCATCACTTACTAGTGCATCTACAACGACAGCAGAATTACTAATAGGTGAAAAGATAATTGGTCAGGTAACAAATGCTGTTGCAATTGTAGCTGAGAAAGTTTCAAATTCTTCTACTCAAATTGTTTTCCTTTATAAAAATGATATTACATTTAAAGAAGGAGAAGTTGTTTCATTCCAAGAATCTAATGTAGAAGGACAAATTACTACTTTAGATACTCCAAGTTTTAATATTTCTTCAAATTATACATTTAGAACAGGGCAAGAAAAGACTTTCTATGATTATGGAAGATTAACAAGAAATCCTGATTCTGATGCACCTTCAAAGCGAATTAAAGTTTACTTCATGAGTGCATATTATGCTTCTACAGATACTGGAGATCTTACAACAATAAATTCTTATGATGATTTTGATTATGCTACAGAGATTAAAAGTATAGATCAAACTTTTACTGGTGATATACTTGATATTAGACCTAGAGTATCTGATTATACAGTAGCAGAAAGTTCTAGATCTCCATTAGAATTTTATGGAAGGTCATTTGATGGTGCAGGACAATCTGCAGGGAATGTTTTAGCATCTGATGAGGCTATTTTAACTACATATTCAAATTATATTGGAAGAATTGATAGGATTTTCTTAACAAAAGATGGAAAATTCCAAATAATGTATGGAACTCCTGGTGATAGACCAGAAAGACCTAGCCCAGTTAATGAGGCTTTAGAAATTGCTTCACTTTCTTTACCCCCTTATATTTTCCGTCCTGATCAAATATCAATCAAGTATCTAGATCATCAAAGGTATCGAATGGTTGATATCAAGAAACTTGATGATAGAATTAAGAATCTTGAATATTACACATCATTATCAACATTAGAGACAAATACTGCTAATTTATTTGTTGCTGATTCTGATGGTTTGAATAGATTTAAATCTGGTTTCTTTGTTGATAATTTTACAGCATTTAAAGGACAAGATGAGAATATTGTTAAAAACAGTCTTGATGTAAAGTATAAGCAATTAAGACCAAAGCATTATACAACTTCAGTTGACTTAATGTTTGGTCCTGTAACTAATGTAGATACAACAGAAGATTTAAACTTCTCTGCACCTGAGGGGATTAATATAAGGAAGAAAAGTGATATTATTACTTTAGATTATTCTGAAGTTGAATATATTAAACAATCATTTGGAACAAGAACTGAAAGTGTAACACCTTTCTTAATAAGTTTTTGGCAAGGAACTCTTGAATTAACACCAACATCTGATACTTGGACTGATACTGTAAGATTAGATGCCAAGGTTATTGAGATGGAAGGTGACTATCAGGCCACCATGGACAATGCTGCCCGCAACATGAATGTAGATCCACAGACAGGATTTGGACCTATTAATTGGAATTCTTGGGAAGATAATTGGACTGGTACTGATACCGTAGATACTACTAGAAGATCTACGACTAGTGTAGGTGGTAGATGGGTAGGTTGGGCTGGAAGACCTGGTGGTGGACGACGACCTGCTTTTGGAAATAGAACTACAACAACATTTGAAGAGACACTTAGAACGACAGTTGAAACTGGAACGTCAACACGATCTGGAACAAGAACTATTATTACAGAGCATTGGGATAAGACTTCTGTTGGAGACAGAACTGTTAGTAGGGAGTTAATTCCCTATTGTAGATCTAGAAACATTGAATTTGTTTCTAAGAGAATGAAACCATTGACTAGAATGTATGCATTCTTTGATGGTGAAGATGTTAGTAGATTCTGTATACCAAAACTTCTTGAAATTAGTATGAGTTCTGGTGCATTCCAGGTTGGAGAAACTGTTAAAGGATATATTCGACCAATTGGTCTTAATCCTATAAGTCCATGGAGTCAAGGAATAGATCCAACAATAACCTTTAGGGTTGCTCAATCAAATCATAAGGAAGGTCCATATAATGC